TTTATAGCAGAACAACCACCCCAGATTGGTGCTGCTATTATAGGCCCTACAGTTAAAGGCCCTGTTGGTGTTCCTGTAACTGTTACATCATACTCAGATTTTGTTAACTATTTTGGTGAAACAGAAGTTGTAGCTAATTCAGGTTCATTCTCATATTTTACCTCTATTACAGCTTATAACTACTTCCAAAACGGTGGTGAAACATTATTAGTGACTCGTGTAGTATCAGGTACATATTCCCCAGCTACTGCTTCAATTATTAATAATAGAGGTGAATTAGCATTTACTTTAGCTACTATCTCAGAAGGAGATAATATGAATACTGGAACTGTAGTTGATACTAATGGAGCATTTGCTAATACAAGTGGCTCAGCTTCAATCCATAGTGTCCGTTTCCAAATTGTAGCTCCAAACACAGCTTCTGGTACATTTAACTTATATATCCGTAGAGGTGATGATGATAACAGAAGCCCAGCTATTTTAGAAACTTATACTGGATTATCAATGGATCCATTATCTGAAAACTATATATCTAAAAGAATTGGTGATTATAAATTTACTCAAGTATTTTTAGATGGCGAAGCCACACTACAAATTTCAGGTTCTTATCCTAATAAATCAAGATATGTAAGAGTAGCTTCTGTAAACTCACCTACTCCTCAATATTTTGTAGGAGGAGTAGCTAATCCATCATACACATCTTCTATCCCAGTAATTACTGGTTCTAATGCCACTGGTTCATTTATGACAGGTACTGGTAAATTAGTAGCAGGTGCTAAATTCTATGATCAAATTACAGCTGGAAATATTCAAGGTGTTAATATCACTAATTACACATCTGCAATTAGCTTATTAGCTAGTGCTAATGATTATCAATTTAATGTATTAGTAACACCTGGTTTAAATTGGGAAGATCATAAAGCTACAATGAGTATAGCTTTATCAAACACTGAAAATAGAGGTGATAGTGTATATGTAATGGATTTAGGCAACTATGCAGCTTCAGCTAGCCAAGTTATCAATACAGCTATTGGTGTTAACTCATCATATGGTGCTGCTTATTATCCATGGTTACAAACTCTTGACCCAGCTACTGGACAGTATGTATTTGTTCCTGCTTCAGTAATGATACCTAGTGTATTTGCTTATAACGATAGTGTAGCTTATCCTTGGTTTGCCCCAGCTGGTATTAACAGAGGTGGATTAAGTACTGTAATCAGAGCCGCTTCTAAACTATCACAAACTACTCGTGATAATTTATATATAGGTAAAGTTAATCCAATTGCTACATTCCCTGGACAAGGTGTTGTAGTGTATGGTCAGAAAACCTTACAAACTCAAGCTTCAGCTCTTGATCGTATTAACGTTCGTCGTTTGATGATTGCTCTTAAAAGATATATTGGTCAAATTGCTAATGGATTAGTATTCCAACAGAACAATGCTTCTACAAGAAATGGTTTCTTAGCACAAGTAAACCCATATCTTGAGTCAGTTCAACAACAACAAGGATTGTATGCATTTAAAGTTGTAATGGATGATTCTATTAATAATGCAGCTGTGATTGACAGAAATGAATTAGTAGGCCAGATTTACTTACAACCAACTAAGACAGCTGAATTTATTTACTTGAACTTCACCCTTACTCCAACAGGTGCTACTTTTGCATAAGGTTTAAACTGTAACATATTTATTAACAAATAAAAAACTAAGAAAATGGCAATTATAGACGCAAATGAAATGTTTTTTACAGCATTTGAACCAAAACAGGCTAACCGATTTATCCTGTATGCTGATGGGATACCAACTTGGATGATCAAGGGAGTAAGTGCAATTAACTTAACTCAAGGTGAAGTAGTATTAAACCACATTAACGTTTTACGTAAAGTAAAAGGTAAAACAGTTTGGGGTGATGTTACTATGACACTTCATGATCCAATTTCTCCATCAGGAGCTCAAACAATCATGGAATGGGTTCGCTTATCACACGAATCAGTAACAGGTAGAGATGGATACTCTGACTTCTACAAGAAGGATTTAACTATTAATGCTCTTGGTCCTGTAGGTGACGTGGTGGCAGAATGGGTACTTAAAGGCGCATTTGTAAAAGATGCTAACTTTGGTGAATATAACTGGGATACTGAAAACCAAGCTATTAACATCACAATGACATTAGCAATTGATTACGCCGTGTTAAACTACTAAAAGTTCAACCTAATATTTATAAAAAGAGCTCGCATTTTTTGCGAGCTTCTTTTTTTCTTATATATTTATAAGTAACAAACAAATGTTATAACAAAAATTATTTATGGAAAATAAGTTTAGTATGCCAACCGAAATGGTTGAGTTGCCCTCAAAAGGCTTAATCTACCCAGAAACAAGTCCTCTCTCAAGCGGTAAAGTTGAAATGAAATATATGACTGCTCGTGAAGAAGATATCTTAACAAACCAATCCTACATTCAAAAAGGAACAGTATTAGATGAATTAATTAAATCTCTTATTGTTACACCTAATGTAAAATATGAAGATATGGTTGTAGGTGATAAAAATGCTTTATTAGTAGCTGCTCGTGTTTTAGGTTATGGTAAAGATTATACATTTATGTATGGTGGAGAAGAACAAACAGTTGATTTATCTACTGTTGAAAATAAGCCTTTATTAGAACATTTATTTACTAAAGGTAAAAATGAGTTTGAATATACTCTTCCTTCAACAGGTGTTAAAATTACTTTTAAACTTTTAACAGGTATTGATGAAAAGAAAATTAATACTGAATTAGAAGGTCTTAAAAAAATTAATAAAAACTTCTCACCTGAATTATCAACTCGCTTAAAATATATGATTACCTCAGTTGAGGGAGATTTTGAGAACAAAACAATTAGAGAATTTGTTGATAATAGTCTTTTAGCTCGTGACTCCAGAGCATTTAGGGAGTACATAAAGGAGGTTCAGCCAGATGTGGATCTGACCTTTTTTCCTGAAGGAAACAACACAAAAATTGACATTCCAATTGGACTTAGGTTTTTTTGGCCTGACCTCTGAGGTAGCCAAACAATACCGAGTTAATCTTTTTAATCAAATTCATGAAATAGTTTTTCATGGCCAGGGCGGTTATGATTGGGGAACAATCTATAACATGCCTATCTGGCTTCGGAAATTTACTTTCCATCAAATGAAAAATTATTATATTGAAAAGAGTGGAAACAATGATGGTGATTTAGATGCTCAAACTCAAGCTATCACATCTGGTAAAATCCAAATACCAGATCATTTTAAAGGTAAATTAGCCAATAAAGCCCCCAAATATTAATATTTATAATATATATTATTATAAAACACTATGGCGTTAACTGCAGAGGAATCTAAAAAATTAAGAGATATGCTTAAAGAGATAGAACAACTATCTATTAAGCTTAAAATTAATATTAACACTACTAGTCTTCAAGATGTAGAAACTAACGCGGGTACTATTAAAAAATTATTTAAAGATCTTAAAGAAGAATGGGAAGATCTTACATCTGGTATATCTATAGCTGCTCAAGGTTTTAGAGATGTTGTTAAAGAAATTAGTAATCAAAATATTGGTTTAAATACTTCTATTAAAGCTTATAAAGGATTAGTATCTATAGCTGATCAAATTCAATCTTATCAAAGAGGATATAATGATTTGACAATTAAAGATATAGCTAATATTAGAAAGAAAATTGAATTAAGAAAAATAGAATTAGAAAATTCTCAAAAATCACTACGAGAGGAAGGAAAAGCAGCAAAAGATAAAGAAAAAGACTTAAAAAGACAGTTAGATTATTATAATAGATTATCCCAAAGTAATATAAAACTTTCTAAAGCTGAGCATTCTGAAAGAAGACGAATTAATGCTGAGTTAAAACGAACACAAGAAGAACATATTGGGATTACAGCTAGTATGAAGCAGAATGCTGCTTTATTAAATGATCAAGATGAATCATTTAAAAATTTAGAATTAAGTGTTAGTGAAGCAGCTCGTAAGATTAATCAAGAATTTGTACAAAATCTAGATAAAAATTTTAAAAATTTAGTTGAAGAAACACAATCTACAGAAGATAGTATTAAAAAAATATCTAAATCCTTTAGTGTTTTTGAAAGTATAGCTCAAAAAGCTTTAGATCATCAAAGTGAAGCTAATGAATTAAGTGAAAAAGATGCTAAAAAATTATTAGAAAAATTAGAGTCTGAAAGAAAACGTATAATTGCTCAACAAGAGTTATTAAAAGTAGAACGTGAGTCTTTAGAAACTAAAATAGTAGATAATAGACTAGCATTAAATAGTAAAAAAACAGCAATTGAAATTTTAGAAAATGAAGCTAAATCTAGAAAATTAACTAAAGAAGAATTAGCTGATTTAAAAAAATTAAAACAAGACGAGTCAACATTATTAGAAACTCAAAAAGATATTAATTCTGAACTTGAAGTAAATGCTCAAGCTACAGAAAAGGTATCTAAATTAATAAAAGGTCAAAATGAAGAATATAATAAAATAAAATCTTCTTTAATTGATATAGCTAAACAAAGTAAATTAGTTTCTATTGGTAAGTTAGATGAAGATTTTAAAAATCTAATTAATGATGTCCGCGACACAGACCAGATCTTTAAAAGCATGTCTAAGTCTTTTAAAAATTTATCTGGTTTATTTGAAAAAGTTCAAGAATATCAAGAAAATATAACAGATGTTAGTAAAGAAGATGTTGAAGAAATAATGAAAAAAGTTAAACTTGAAATGCAAAGTTTAACTAACCAGGCTGAATCATTAAGACTTGAAGAAGAACGCTTAAAAATATCTTTAGCAACTAATAAATTAGAACAACAAACAGCTGAAGCTGAAATAAATACTTTACGAAGTAAAAGTACTTTAACTGATGAAGAAAAAACTAAATTAGAAGAATTAGAAACTAAAAAGAATGGTTTACTAGATGTTGAAAATGAATTAAATGGTAAACTTGAAGCTAATAATGCTCTTACAATAAAAACCCAAGAATATATTGCTGG